TCAGAACGTATCCTGCAATATGTTTCCGATAGAATGGGTGATAACTATACGATGAATGACATGGCACGGGACCTTGACATCCCGCTTGGTTCTATCCATCATCATATCAATCAGCTCATTAAGCGCAAACTTCTAGTCCGTGGTTTCAATCGTACCTTAGAGGATATTGCCAAGAGCTCGAAAGTGCCGACAGTTTCCTCTTCGACGAAGATGGCGGTTGTCACCAAGACGAACGAGGAAAACATTGCTGCCGTCGTTGACGTGTTAGCATGGAAGTACCTCAAGGAAACAGATGATCCTACTCTGATTGGCTTCGTCAACTGGTTGGATAAAAATAAAGATAAGTAACAGGAGATAACAATGGACAAGGACTATAATATTCTAAAAGTTGAACCCCGCAGTAAATGGCACTCGCAAAAGTATGGTGGTGATTTTCAAGATTACGCTATTCAACTTGATGGTGTCGAAGGTTGGGTACAACTCACCCAGAAGATTGATTCAAAGGCACCTGTTGCTGGGGAAACAATTTATGGTCATACATACGTCCAGGAGAACGGAGACGTTACTTATACAAAGTTCAAACGAGTAATGAAAGACAATCAAGGCTACAACGGTGCAAGTTCTTCTCTAAAGGAAGTGCACGAGAAGCTCGATCACATCATTACTATTTTGGAGAATCAACCGCGTGAAGTTGTCCTAGAAGACATCGAAGACAAGCCGATTGATTTATCAGAAATCCCTTTTTAATATGAAAGCCGAAGTAATCATCACGCTCATTACCAATGAGATTGCGAAACTCAATGATCATTCATTAGAGGATTATTCTGGCGATACATTATCAAGGGTGGCGGTTCGACTAGCAAATTATAAGGCAGGGCTAGGCCGCTATGTGGCAGATGCGAAACGTGATGTATGGGTAGCTGAGAAAAACTACCAAACAGCACGAGCTTCTGGTTATAAACGATTACGCGAAACGATGAGCGCTACTGATGCAAAGGAACTGAAAATCCTTGAAGCAGATAAAGAGTATGATGCTTTCATCAAAGCGCAAGAGGTCGAAAGTGCGCTTTCGGCGTTATCGTTCAACGTCCACGATCTAATAGATGCCATTAAAAGCAGGCTTATCAACTTGCAAATGGAAAGGCAGGAGAATGGAATCTCGTAAAATAGGATTCGCAAATATGCCTGACGACCAGCGGAAAGCCATCGCGTCTCGTGGTGGTAAGGCGAAAGTTCCAAAGGGGTTTGCATTGCTGACTCCAGAGAGACGACGCGAGTTGGGAAGCAAGGGAGGCCAAAAGAGAAAGGAGAACAATGGGAAAAATTCTATATCCAGTGGGAACAGCAGTTCAGATTCGTGATTGGGTGATTGAACAATCATTTGCATACGACGACTCGCAACATGTTGTTACTGCCTACGAAAAAGGCGCTGAGCGTCCATATTATTTGGATGGAATGCCACATCCTTTTTCGGTTGATGAGATCAAATTCTATCGTCCGAAAACTGTAGCAACTACCCAAGCGCCCGGAATTACCCTTGAGCAAGTTACTACTCTCATCGCTAAAGCGTTTGCTGAACGTGATGAAGAGGAGCTAGCGTCTGCTCTTGCGGCCGACGAATTATTAAATCAAGAATGTTTCACCCCAGAGGTGAAGAAGGAGGAAAACGTGGAAAGTATCCGTCAAGTTATCCGTTACGCAACCAAATCTAAGCAAGAGCGAGTGCTCACCGAGGCTGGGATTCTCCAGAACGGTGCGCTGACTGAACAAGGTCGTCGCGTTGTGCTAGACTACTTGTGGGACAACGATAAAGATCTTCAAAAAGCGATTTATGCGCTTGTACAGAAGGTCAACAAGGTCAAGCGTTCAAAGGACGAAGACGACGAATAGATAAATGGTCACGAAGAACGAGTGGCTGGCGTTCCGTTATCAATGGTTAAAGGACAATCCTCCAGACCATGATGGCTACTATATATGTGGGATTTGCGGGAAGCCCGTTTGGGTTGGTGACGTAACTCTCGACCACATTTTGCCACGAAGTTCTCACCCAGAGTTGATATTGGATGTATCGAACATTCAACCAGCTCATGGTAAATGTAACTCTGATAAGGGTTCTCGTAAAATAGTTCCAAAGGTGTCGAAGGCTGAGTACGAACTGTTAAAATATTTAGAGGGTGGCAATCCTCCAGGGGATGAGTACGGGCATAATAAACCGTCCGCTAAGTGATTGAAGTGTACAGCTCAAGCCACCCTTAACAAAGGAAAATAAACATGTCGAAACTGAAAGATATACTACCCGAAGATATTGATATTAACTGGCCCAACCAGGCATTTGTCATCTATGGTCAAATGACTACTCTCAATGATTATACAAATGCTAACAGGGCAAACAGATACGCAGGTGCGAAGATTAAAAAGATCATGACACAACTTGTCATTGATTCAGCGAGGAACCTTCAACCCGTGCGCTATCCTCAGTTTATTGATTACACATGGTATATATCTTCACGGCATGATTTAGACAACATTGCCTTTGCCCAGAAATTCGTTCAGGATGGTCTCGTGGAGGCAGAAATACTCCCCAACGACAATCAGGCGTGGGTCATTGGCTTTGCTCATTCCTTTGTGAGAGTAGATAAAGGTGAAGAACGCGTTGTCGTTCAACTGGCAAATGCGCTGTAAATTGTTGAGCTCATGGGAAACGAGACTCTTCTTGTTTCCCTCGGCTAAAACAAAACACTGTAAGGCAAAAGGAGATACCCAACTCTCCAAATAGTTTCTGACTTAACTATCAGGTGGTGTAAGAGACCACGCCCGCAGGATATGCGACACCTGCATTGCCGAAACTGTAGGTGCCCCCAGCAAGATTCCTATTCAGTCTTGCCTGGGGATCACCACCAGAAAGTAACAGAGTATTCTATTAGATAAATTGTTTTAGTTATGTACCTTTGTTGATTGGTCTGGTGGTGATCCCTGGTATAATGAGGGTACTGGAAGATAGCTCAATGGTGGAGCGTTCGACTGTTAATCGAATGGTTGTGGGTTCGAGTCCCACTCTTCCAGCCAATTTAACAGGAGTAACAATTTTAGTAAGACGATTATCTCGCCCGAAAAAGGTCACACGGAAAGAATCTCGATCTGTCGCCCCTTTTCTGCTACAATAGAGTAGCAACGGTTAATGGCTAAAGTACAATAATCGCCACGGATTAACGGACTGCCAGAGAACATAGTGGAACATTTTTCCCCCAAATCGGGGGATTTTTGTTATAATAAGAGTATAGAAAAGGAGCAATCCTTATCTCGTACCTTCCAGAGTATCATAAGTAGCCCACCTTCTTATGGATCACTCACTTAATTACAACTGTGCAAGAGAGGTGTCCCTTCTTGTACGTTCTCAATGATCTGGAGCCATACACCAGAGCAAAAATAACCCCCATTTCTGGGGGCTTTTTGTTTGGAGGGGTAGAGGAAGGCGCGGTCATTGAGATCTCTGACCATCCTTATTATAACAAGCTTGTGCTATTTGTGGGGATTACTGACAAGAATCACACTGGAGTTCATCCATGGGATCAATGGGGATGATGTATTGCTCAATAGCTTTGCTACCAATTAGTAATCGTTCCTCAATAGTAGCTGGGCGTTCGTTAATCTCATCGTTGGTAAGACGTTCCATTACTGACAACCCTCACACATCGTTAGGTCAGCTGGATCAACTGGCGCGTCCACGGGACGACCATTATCTCTGTTATAGCTCTCTTGGGCTTTCTTCACGGCAGTATCAATAGCAGCCAATTTCTCTTCGAGCGTCATAGAATCAGTAATAATTGCCGAAGCATTCATTCGGTTTCTCCTTTTTGTTTTTAGTTGTTTACCTTATTATAGCTCGTTGAGATTGGGTGTGTTGGCTATTCAGATGACTTTCCGTTGTATTCTTTACCCTGGTAATGGATTACTCCATCGCGGATTGTTACATGATCGAACTGGTAGACACCATCACCGTAATCATAGATGACCATAACTCCTTGTTGCCAGTTCTCATAATGTTTCACAGGTTGATTAAACTGGTCAATGGAGGAGTGATAACTAGGTACAGTCCCATCAATACGACAAAGTGCTCCCACAGTATAGGCACCAAAGACACGTCCTCGGCGATCTGTATGATATTGGCTCTCCATGCGGTGTACATGCCCCTGGACGATATTACGGTCAGGATTAGCCCTTGAGAGCTTACTAGCGGTGCTTCCAGCACTCACAGCGAATGTTCCATGGATAAAAGCTAAATCATCATTATATTGATATTCTGCACCGTCATAGCCACCAGCAAAATCCCAGCCAATATGGTCAAGCTTCAATAACCCCGGATATGATAGTGCTGCATATTTCTCATCCGCTGCCTTGATATTGTAAAGGGGAAAGGCGTTACGAAGCGTATAGTCTGTTAAGCGTTTGATATGATTGGAACCAACGGTGATTCGATATGCATTAGGAGAAACGGCCGTGAACTCGGCCAGCATGTTGTGAGTTCGTTGCAAAGATGGTTGAAGAGTACCCTGGAAGTGATCTGAGTCAACAGGATGACGGGATAACTCGGCAAAATCAGTCGTATCACCATTGTCTACCAAGACATCTGGTTGAAGATCGGCTACCAACATTTGCGATGCTCTAATTGCTGCTTCATCATGTAACGGCATGAGCTCGTCTTCAAGGCGTCTGTAGCCTATCTGAGCGTCTGAAAACACAAAGATGACCTTATAGTCACGTTCGATAGGTAAAGCCTCAATAGGGTGTATTACGGCTGCCTCAACAGGTTCTACAGTTAACTCAGACTTCGGCTTACCAAATTCAACGTGAGGTAATGGCTTCGTGTATTCAATTTCTCCATCCTGGTTACGAATAAAGCCGACATGGAAACCGGCTCGCGTCGCCATAGACAAATCTTCTGGCGATAAACTGATGCCCTGCTCCCCAAATGCTCTTGATAACGCCTCATACTCTGGTCGTTTATCTTCGGGATTAGCAGCAAATTTCTCCATGACGGCTCTTTTTTCTCTCTTTCGACGTTTGAGATTTTCTATTGATTGGTCAGGATAAAGCCGCGCTAATTCATCAATGCCTTTTGTTACAAGGTTTACTAAATCTTCCCCTACCCATTTTTTCATCTTAGCTCCAAATATTCCCTATTTATTAAACGTAGTATTTCTTTTCCTATCGGACGGTATTCGGGATGAAGTGCCGACCCATATCGTAGTGGTTCTCCGCTATCAACGGCTTGCTGGATTCTATCCATTGCTTGCTCTGGTGTTGGCAAGTCGGGAGGATTGTACAGCCTGTGGAGCTCCGCATGAGTGTCGATTGGCAATATATACTGGTTTGAGGACAGACTCCTAAAGGTATCAAGCAGGGCAAACCTTCCAAACTCTCGCCTTGTAAATTCTGCATGGTGGAGGTTGAAGTTGTACTCATTGGATAGGTCGAGCCTACTTGGTGAAAAAGACAATTCATACGGAGAAATCGCTACCCCATTGCGTGTAGGGTAGCGATCCATCTTAGTTGTTTCCGCTTTTAGCCAGTAGTGATTCAACGGCATTGTGGGCAGCTGTCACAATGGTAATGAACAATGCAATCGTTCCTCCATCTAAAAGCAGCGGTGGAATGCCAACAAACGTATGCGTGAGAAAGTCAACAAATCCTGGGGATGTGACAAGCACGATCATAAAACCAGTTGCTCCAACAAATGCTTGTAGAAGAGTACGAACCGTTCGGCCGACGGCACTCTTTTTTGATAGTAATTTTATCATGTTTATGTTAATACTCCTTGAACAAACTTATACACCATTTGATAACAAATTGCCAGACCTTGACAAACCATGATTTATCTTTCTTAAGAGCATCCAGGAACATCTGAATCTCGTCAGTGGTAATCTTATCTGTGACAATCGGGGCTGGATCAGGCGTAGGGTCATCGGGTGTTGTCGGTTCAGTAACTACTGGATCAGAAGGTGTCACTGGCTCTGTAGGCTCTGGAGTGGGCGTTGGGTCTGGTTCGCTTGGTTGTGTAGGAGCGGGCTGAGTGGGAACAGGAGTTGTTTGACGGGCACGAGCAAATGCACGCCATCCGTTAGCATCACCGTAAAAGATGTTTAGATCAAGATTGCCGTTATATCCATCCAGACGTCCTACTGATGTCCATTGCCACATTGCATATCCATATGGCCACTTTACATCAGGAGCAGGCCCAGCATTTGTCATATCGTAATTATAATCGGGCGACATATCCCAATAGCGCGCGACCCACAATGCGTAGTCATTCCAGATAGAAGACCAATCATACGCATTCGCCGTAGACTGATTCAGATAAATTAGTGGTCTTACTCCAGTAAGGCTATATACCCGATCAAGCCACTGTTTTGCCCAGCTGACATTGGATGGATCATTATACGTTTGTTTTCCATCGCTGCTCTTATACGACTCGTAGTCAAGAAATAGAACAGCTTCACCAATATATCCTTTGATTTGACTGACAAAATAGTCGGCCTCATCAATAGCTGAATTGAGTTTATTGCAAGCAAAGTGATATACCCCAAGAAGCTTCCCAGCTGCCTTTGCTTCTTGGTAAGAAGGATTACAATCAGGATTTACATAACCTGTTCCCTCTGTTGCCTTTTCAATAACAAAATCTGCACTTATCGTACCGTCTGGTACGCCTAGATTGTTACTTGATGCGTCAAATCCCCGTAATGTCATGTTTATTTCTCCTTTTGTTTTCGATGTTTTTTACAGACCATATAATCGTCTACGTGATATTTTGCAAATCGGTAACACCCTTTTATATGGCAGGTGTGATGATGATACCAGATAAATACGGCAACAAGTGGGCTAATCTGGGTGCCAAATCCTGACCAAAAGTCATAGAAAGGGCTTTGTTGGGTATCTATTCCTGTTATATGAAGGAACCAGTGTGCTATTTCCATATGAATGTGAATAGTGCCAGAGCAACTAGACAGACACTCATAACGACAGATACAACCGCCTGACGTCGTTGCGACTCCTGTTGGCGTCCTTTTTCTGTTTGTTGGGTGTTCTCGACTAAGCGAAGACGGTTTTCATGGTCAGTGATTTTGTCGTTGACTCCACCACTATAGTTACGAACCTCATCAGTAAGCGAATCAAGTTTTGCGCTTACGGTGATTAGAAGATCGTGGTCGTTTAGATTCATATTTGTGTTCGGCATGTATTTATTTTTAAATTAATGTTCTAATAGTATTTTACCATTCTAGTGGAGTAACTTCCAGAAGTCTTGAGATGGCTCGCTTTTCATCAATACATGAACAATATACGCTAACCCTAGTAGAACAATCAATGGGAGCTTGAGAATATAAAGAGGTATTTTGAACCACGTTTTCCATTGGGCTTCTATTTTTCTCACTTCTATATCGAGCTTTTTGATTTGAAGGTTGTATTCAATTTGACGTTTTTCTTGTTCCTCTTGATACCTCATTTCCTCATACTCGCGGGGAGTAAGTTCTGGTGGTAATTCTGTAAATGCCATTTTTTGTTTTCCTCCTAATGCTTATGCTATCATTATACTATGTATAGACCACCAAGTGAACTCTACGAACAAGTGGCGGAGATTCTCCAAGAAGAATTATCTTTAGATATTACAAAACTAAAACTTCAGCTTGTCAAACTTGATTCTCTACGATATGAGGTTGCGGGTACGGTTGCTGAATGGCACCAGAAGCTTTTTAACGAACGTGAACGTTTACGTATTCCAAAGGAAGCGGGAGGTACTGAGTTTGATCGAAAGACCCAGCTGGATGCTACTGTATCTCAGATAACAAGAGATGTTGAATTTCTGGACAGTATTGACAGAATCATAACCGCTAAGATAAACTTAGGGCAAGTTCTTTTACAAACTGATTAGTTATTTGGCTCATAGTGCTAGTAATAAGTAAATCGGGACAGGTTCGAATCCTGTAGTAAGTGGAGAAAGCCGTCTTATTACCAGCATCGTGGGTCAAATGCCCCACGAGAAGGAGTTAATATGTCTACTGATATAACTGTAGGCGCGTAAGACTCCCGGTGACAAAGCAGTGCGCGTGCCTAAGGATTTGCGCTTACAGGTTACTAGCCACTATGTTGTCAGATAAAAGAATAACCCTCCTTTCGGAGGGCTATTTTAGTTGATGCCAACAGTATACTGACTCGGTGCAATCTTCTTGCCCTTTTTCTTACGGGCTGGAGGAAAACCACTCATTAGAATTTATCCACCGTCTTGTCAATACTTGGGGCTGGTTTTGTACCTTTATTGGCGATATTGATTGAATTTTGTAGAGTACTCATTATTTCTTTCCTGTTAATACATTCTTGGCGAACTCTGCTTGTCGTTTCGCCTTAGGGCCGTATTTACCCGCAAGCGCTGCTTTCTTTTTACTTGCTGGAATCTTTTGACCTTGTGGTGTACCAGTAGAAGCGTGAAGACCACCTTTTGTGAAGGAGATTTTCTTTTGTCCTGGCTTCGCCTTGAGAGTTACTTTTTGTCCGGTTTTTGGTGTTTTCATTTTTTCAATGTTCCTGGGTATATTATAACATTTTATAATGGTATTACAATTATAGATGGGACACCAAAGTATGACGCCGTCCCACCGTTGACAGATTTCATCAGAGTAAAGGTTGTACTTCCTGGAGAAAGATCATTTCTATAAAACATCCTTCCGTAAGCAACAGCAGATTGGCCGAACATCATACAGGCGGTTGCATCAGCTGCCGCAATAGTATTAGCCCCTGATGCTTGCCAAGCAACTTTTGTATTAAATTGCCCACTGTTATAGAATCCAGCATGAATCATAATCAGAGCTGCTCCAGATGCACCAATTGTAACGGTAGTAGAATATCCTGTATCGACATACGTTGTACTGGTAGTTGAGCTGACCGTTCCCCCTGCACTACCAACATTTAAATTATTAAGCAATATCTTTCCTGTTCCCTTCGCCAGCAATTCAAGATCAACATTTGTATCACCCCCCGCTGCTCGTACAATTGCTGGTTGACCACTTGCTACCTGAGTAGCTACAAGCGTCGTAGAGTTACTAAACACGCTAGCATTCGTACGCTTATCCGCAATATTACCATTCGTGATAGAAGTGGCACCGTTAGCTACTGTTACGACAGCTAAGAGAATACCATATGTTGGCGGTGTTCCTGTATCGTTCGCGTTGGAAGTAGAACGAGATGTATAGAGGTTGACGACATCATCTGCGGCAGCATCTGGGTTAGCGGCTGCTGTGCTTGATCCTTGAAGATAAATCCAATCGTATACTGTTGCACCGCTAGAGTTCGCGTTGATAACGTATCCTGTATAGGTTGCGGTCATTCTTGCGCGGAGTACTTGTGCGCCTTGAGAGGTTGGTGTTACTCCTACATAGGCCACACCAGCCGACACGCTCACTGTCATATCTGGAGTGCCGTTGGCATTAACAGCAAATCCACCAGTAGCAGGTGCTGTTCCTGTTGTGTTGGTAATTGCTCCAACAATTCCCGCCGTCACGAAGTCAGTTGCGTATGCATTCGCCTCCTCCGCAACAGTAGCATGGTTATTTGATCCGCCCGTAACGACGCTAGTAATGATTGCTTGTGCCATGTTTTTTTGTTTTATCCCTTTTTAAATACTATAGCATCTATTCTAGATTGCAGCAAACGGTGGAAGAAATGAGGTAATATCAGCATTTAGCGTCACCGATGATGCATTGGTAGTCAGTGTATTGCTGTATGGATTGTTAATAAACGCCTGAAAGGTAACTTGTGTGGAAGAGGAACGAAAAACGTTTAAGATGACGCTGTATATAGCTGGTGATATAGTGGGCGTTGACCCAACCAGAGCATATGTGAAAAATTCACCAGGAAACCAAGCGCTGACGGTAGGGAGATATATTTTTGCAGAATATATTCCACCGCTGGTACCGAGACTAACGGTGCTGGAATAAGTTTGTGTTGTTCCCGCTGCAATATTAATGCTTCCAGGAATGGTTAAAGATGTCGTGGCGTGACCATCATTTTTCATTGTGGAATAATCAGTCGTGAGGATGAATTTTTCTGCTTCGTACATATTACAAATATATCCTATAATGAACACTATCATAAGCTGTGCCAGGTGATACCCATGTCAGATTATTATTGTCAATTGTGACACCCTGCTCAATAGTACTACTGGATGGTGGAAATACTACTTGGGAATAAACCAATGAATCTACAGATGATCCTACTTGTGACCATAGCCATACCTTTGGGATATACCCAAGCGCATGAGTAAAAGAGGGAGAGCCTGTCGTCAATTGCCCACGCTTAAACAGCTTTAGATAGTTGTAATCACTGTTAAGAATAAAGTTATTATCGTTTGCAGAAGTGGGGGATGAAAGAGCGCTATCGGAAGCCGTTGTAGGCTGAAAACAGAATATTCTGTAGTATACTGTCTTATTTCCACCACTGTTATTATATCGGTTGATGTAAACGTTCGTAGCGTCTGCCGTGACAGTGTAAGATTGTCCGAGATTTAACCCAGTAGTGCCATCTATATTCGTGTAATATGCCACATCTCCCACGCTATAGGCCGTGGAAAAGTTAGAGCTGTTCGACCACAATATGCGCGGTAATGGAGTGAATGGGAGTGAATGGGGGATAGAGAACTGATCCCCAAGATCACCATTTGCTACCGTAAATGAACCCTGGCTCTTAAAGATTACCTTATCGAAGGGATAATCAGTATCGAGTAATAGATTAGAAAGATCCATTAGATAATCGTTGTTACGTCAACACCAGGTACTGATACCCAAATACCCAGACGACCATCTGAGGGTGCTTGACCAATATAAATACGAGGAATACCATTTGCGTCGGTTTGTACGATACCATAGCTTCCACTGCTTCCTTGCTGACCAAAGTTCTGCACGAGTACTCCACCGGGGCCGTAGAAAAGAATGCGATTATTCAACATCTGAATACGCTCATCTGGAGACTCATTCGTCGCATAAGAGGTACTAACTGTTTGATGCGCCATGCGCTGTGCCAAACCATCCGATGAATTAGGAGTTGGAGAGGTACGGCGCGGTGATGATTTATCAATATCTACAAGACTCATTTTTGTTTTTCCTATGGATGTTGCCACGGCTGTGGGACATTCGTTTGAAGAGCAATTTCTTCACGTCCGGTACCATTAACAATAACCGTTATTCCTACTATACGCCGTTTACTATTAAAGTTCACCCCCTTATTCTTTACCTTTATCGTAATAAGATCACCAATGTCATACTGACCAAGAGGATACCCCGTCTCGTTAAGATAAACAATAGCGTTAGTCTCATCTGGTACAGACAACAGGGGAAGCTCAACGTTCACTCGTTCGCGCAGGGTACCTTGGGTCTTAACGTCTGAATAAGCTGCTACATCTTCCATCTCTCCATAGGTACTCTGGGAAGCAGAATCAGATTGGTGAACCGACAAGATGACCCCATTGATATCAGTTGCAATTCCCCATAAATCATTCACCATGCGCTCACCAAGACGGGGAAGGTTATAGTCAACAATATTCCCTTGATCGCCATAGCTAAAGACGAGACTGCTATGATCTTTTCCTAGGAAACTTTGAAAAGTAAACTGGAGATTCTGGTCAATAGTAAAGTCTCCGTATGAATAAATACCAAAGGCCTTCAATACGTAGAGGATAGAATGAAAATCAAATTGAAGCTGTGGGCCTGGGTGAGCTTGCGATTCATCCCCGAATGCCCAGGGCCCTGTTAGTGCTTGCCCAAAGAAACCAGACGTCATCCCTGGTGGAAAGTTAGGATTCTGCACAGTACCAAGCGTCATATTCTTCAAAATATGGGTAGAGTTATGATAATCAGCAATGGTTTCATTCATAATAGCCGTAACTGCATCAGACATTGATCCAGAGCTAAAAGTACGATAGATATTAGCAGTTCCGTTGATGTCTGGTGAGGTACGATGTACTAATTTCTTAGAGAGGTAATATTCATACTCATAAGCAGTAATATCAAGATATTCTTTATTGCGATGGGGATTATCAACAATAGCACCTTGCCAAACAGTGTAACCTCCACGAACAATTCGTACATGATATTGATGCGGAGTGAATATGTCGCCAACAGTATCAAGAATGTCATCATAGGCAGAAATACGAAAAGTACATTTACCGAAGTCAGATAATTCTTTTGAATAAATTAAAACATTACCATTATTATCAAGAGGTTTCAATGACTTTAGTTCAGCAACGATTGTCAGACCCTTATCAAGTATGTAAATATGCGTATTATTCATTATGCCAGTGGCCACCCATCACGATAAAATACATTAGCAACCGCGCCAGTTCCAATAGTAGCTCCCTGGAGAACGATATTGTTATCACCTGGTTGAATCTTGAAATAAGTAGAATCAGTTGTCACATTATTGATGACTGAGTTTCCATTCAACGTTACTTCTAGAGTATCTTTATCGTAGTTAATAACCAACTGATCGGATTGGGAATTGAGGGTCACGTTCACCTGAATAAACTCACCTGTCTTCTCATTGATGATCTTAGGGTTAGTGATCGGCCCGTAGATATTGATTCCAAACGGATAAACAGCAATATTGCCGACATTATTAGCATCGGCGCTTACTGAGTACAGGGTAGAGCCGTAAACAATTGGGTATTGGAAAGGATAAATGGCTGCACCCGTGCTTGTTTCTGGGTCAGATTCGGCCGTAGAAGCCGTTTTAAGCGTAGCACCATATATTGTTGGGTCTTTCACCTTACAATACAGTAGAAATGGTTGTACGAAGCCCTGGCGAGTATCCTCTACGATTTGTGCATAAAGCACTTTCACGAAGAGGGTCTTTTGTCCTGTTGCTTCTCCCCATGTATAGGGAACATACCCATCATCGGTTCCATAAGGGTCTCGTTGTTCTATATCCAGCGACGATACGGCACGAATTGCAGCCAACCCCTCATCGTATGACTGCTCATTCTTTGGGTACATCGTTCCGGCAATTGTGTAGATAGTCTGCCCAATAAGGGTTTTGAAGTCACTGACACCACTTTCAAATGGTACCGGAATGTCATCCTGGCGAACTTGAAATTGACGTGGGGCACGTGTTTGGCTGCGATAAATAACATCAGCGCCAGAATCATAATCATTGAACTTTATCTGATTATCTGGGAATCCGATGGTTGCAAGCGAATAGATAGACATCTGCTGTCCCCTACGCGCTTATATACGCTTGCTGTAATTGTGCCCGGTATCGCTGAATGTCATGCTCGACCGCTTGACGGAATGACAGTAACTCACTCATGGACGTATCATTGTTGAGAAACGCTAGGGCTTTTTTGTAGGTTAGAGCACGTAGAACGATCCAGGCCGCAAGGTTAATGACATAATTCTGGAGAGCATAATTATCTATTGGTAGATCGTCGGTTGGAGATAGTTTATAACGTCCGCGAAGCTGCAATTGAAACCCATCAGGGATAGTATAACCAGCACCACGAGAGAAGATAATATTACCATCAACTACTTGCCAATAATCATCACTAATTTCCTCAGGAAATGAAGCAGGTGTCTCAGGAGAGCGCTGTATATAAACCGCTTCAACAGTGTTAATAGGAGGGGTAAGATCGGAAAGAGGATATTCATATTGATTGATAGAAAACGTTAGATCAGTATTCCAGACTGGAGTAGCAACCCAAGCATCTCCCCAGGCCTCAGTAACGGCATTCTGAAGAACATCAGCCGTTATCTGAGAAAGCGTATCTGAAAGCATTGTGCTTACCGCTGTTTGTACCTGGGTTTGATTCATTTTTGTGTTGCTTTACCTTTGATTTTATTGTATCACTTGCATTTGATATACGCTATACAAGTACCTCTTGTCCGCTACGGAAGGTGAATGTTGGTGTGCCTGTAGTATTAGCAGTACGAACACGAACATACTTATTGGCTGGAATCATCCCACCAACATTTGCTGTACCTGTTTGGTTGAGCGTTAACCCAACAACTAGTGTACCCGTATTTCCATTAACCATTCGAGCAACTGGAACGTCTGACATTTATTCTCCTTATGTCATTAACCCTAGCGACTGCAAAAGAGTCAGAATAGAGTTTACTGTTGTTTGTAATCCATCAACGGTAGCAGTAGGGGCGGGAATGTTTGCTGGTTTTACCACGGGCGTTGCACCGTAAAAGGCCAACTTTTGGGTCGCTGCGGTTCCTATTCTAGTACCATTGGTGGAATCGAGGGTGATGTTATAACTATCATTGATATGAACCCCATCACTTGTGAAATCAATCACATCATTTCCTCCCATGTAGAAGTTAGTTGTACCATTTGGTGCGACGAACTGTATATTTCCTCCTGGGTTGAAATTGACAATACGAAGAGCGGCTGTTCCAAATGGAGCATCCATTCCCATCTGGTTACCATTAAGTGTTGCGTTAGAGGCAATTCCAAGTCCGGTTGCCTGAGTCACGAGAGAGCTTGTGGTACTTTGAATACTGAATTTCCCAGCTGTTCCATTGTTTGGAATATAAACATTGAGATACGTATTACTTCCATCGTTAGAAGTGCCCTCATTGATTCCATAGCGTGCCTTTGTATCCCCGTCGATAATAATGTGGCCATTTTGGAATATGTTGTATGAGCTTGGGTGAGATGAGTCGGTAGAGTATCCTTCCAGCAATATCTCGTCGTAACCCCCGTCAGATGCTTGTGAATTATTATGGAGCTCAAAGCCGTTAAAACGATTGTTGGAACTCTCAAAGAGGTAAATACCAAAGAAACCATTATTATAAATATAAAGACCGTTAAAGGTTTGTCCGTTCTGCTTATATATATTTAGACCATATTGGTCATTATCTGTCAAAATGACGTCGGAGAATACGTCACCCTCAGATAAAAATTCACTCACATCCCCATTGGCAGCGTTAAAGGCCAATCCATACTGGGAATTGCCACTACCAACAATATTGTTAAAAGTATTTCCCCTAGAACCAGTACCAGATACTTCCCCAGGACTGACAAGAATACCATGCAGTGTGTTATTGTAACCGTGAATATCCGAGAAAGTTCCCAATGTGTTTTGTTCAAATTCAAATCCATGGTAACCATTACCTGTTGAGTACAATCTGTCTCCGAAGGCGCGTGTATTATTGTAGAAGTGAACACCAACACCAGTCCAGTTACGTGAGGTAACGTTTACTGCTCCAGAGTTATTGGTGGTAGATATATATAAGCCGTATTGCATACCATCTGATACATTGTCTTTGTTTCCATCCAGTGTCAGGTTAGAAATAATGATGCTATCAGTAGAAACAACACGAAGAAGATTTTGTGAACTAGAATATGAATCAATAAGCTTTAGAACAGTGCCTTTCATACTCTCACCGTTCATACTTGCTGTCACATTACTTATATTGGTGGCATCCAGGATATACGTTCCGTGCGGGACATATACCGTTCCTCCAGTTGATGTAGCGGCGCTGATTGCATCGTTAAATGCTAAGGTATCGTCAGTTGAGCCATCTCCTAGTGCGCCATAATCACGAACGTTATACTCTCGTTGCTTTACTGAACCATTGGTTGTAAAGGTAGCGGTCTCTATATTGTCGGTTGTCCTTAACTGGTTTAATAGGGGATCGAATTTTGCGCCCATTATGATTTCTCCACCGTACTGATCTGACCCTTTGTGGCATCAGTAAAAGTGATTGTTATCGTTGCTTGTAAAGTTCCAGAACTACCGCCGATATAGTATTGATACGTATCAACGGTTGAACTAGTATTAGTATATTTTATATAGTCATATGGTTCAGTAATAAGACCAGCAGATTGCGGGGCGAATCGTTGCCATTCGGTTCCATTCCATACGTACGGAGCAACCCTTTTTGCCTCGATATTGTCTCCAGTTTTTAGCGGGCTAATGTGTTCCGATCGAATAACACTCTCTGACCCTTCATCCCAAGGATAATCAGCCATTGAGTGCCTTCATTCGTAGTTCAATTAGGGATCGCTGTTCAGCCAAGCGAACAAATGAGTAAAGACGGTTAATCCTGTCTTCCTGTAAATGAATACCCATGAGACGTTCTTGGCGCATGATGGTCTCGATAATATCAGTCATTTCACTGCTCGGAGAATTATCGGCTGCCCAGCGGACAATAGCATTTACCTTATCCTGGCTCTCTGTTGAGGATCGTTGCATGCGTGGTACACCCAAAATATCCATTACATTATTTTGAAGAATAAAATTATCAAGAGGAAGATTATTATGAAATACCTCCGGTGCAACCGGTTCCTCATTCTGTTGCACTGTTGGTTCCGGTGCAAATGATTTTACTGTTTCAGCAAGTTTTTGTTTTATAGAACTCTCGTCCATATTCTTAGTATATCTTTATAAGGTTATTACTTCAATCTCAGCAATCTTTACCTCAAGTTCATCGACAATTATTTCTTTCAGTTCAAATCCTTCATTATCCAGAGCATCTTTTAGCTCATCAAGTGCTCTCATGATTCGCGGTGACAGTATCATTTCATCTCCTCTGACCATTCATTTGCTGTATTTGTCCATGAAAACGCCCTACGACTTTGTTGCATAATGGTGGTACGGTCAACACTGTCAGTATAATCAGTTTTCAGAATATCAATTAGTTCTTTTATATAATCTTCTGCAAATTTGTCAATGTCTCCTTCTTCATAGTGTACCTGAGCACCAACTATATAGTTACCAAGTTCTGCATAATCTGACGCTACGGGGTAAGCTCCTCCGGCCAATGCCTTTGCGTAGGTAATGCAGTATACCTCAGGGAAAATGCAAGGATAAGCGAGAATGTCGGCCGTCGCAATTTCCTTAACAATCCTCTCTTGGGAGATTCGGCCGTGGTCAGTGACATCAGAAAGCTCATTGGTTTGCCGAACAATTTTCTGCTTCCATGCCATTCTCTCTGGATTATCTCGGTGCGCTGCGTCAAAGCTTTCCCATCCATAGTAAATATCAAGTACGGCATCTGGAACCTCCTTTTTAATTTTCTCCCAATTATCGAGGAGAATCTCAAGTCCACGATTATGTGCGCTCATGTAGATGAGACGATGTTTCTGGCGCTTTAGTTTCTTCTTATCAATTGCCTCGAAGTCTTCTGGAGATATACCATTGCCAGATACGAACCATTTATCTTCCGGAATTACTCCTTCGTAATATTCGGCATGATATTGACCAACAAAGATAACTTTATCAAGATTCGCTAACCGTTCTTTAGTGAACTCTGCTTTCTCCATGATGTCATGAAGCCATAGGTACTTCTTGCGAGCCTTGAAATTAAAATCAAAGAAAGCAGGATTACGCCAACTGATAAGCACATTATACGTATCCTTTGGATTGAACTCGTAGTATTGTTTCCAGATAATGTCATTGTCTTTTATATCTGGGTCAGATGCAGGAACAATAAAGCGTTTATCGTGTATCTTTCGCTCAACATAATCATCTTTCGGAGTTCCAAAGATCGTTACTTGCCAACCAAGGTCGCTTAGCTCTCGGCTAAGGCGGATGACAGCCTCCTCAGAACCTCCAATACCGCTATCTATAGAAGTTGAATCCCAAATACCAAGTGGTCCCTGACCAACGAAGAGGGCGATAGTATTCTTTTTCCATACTTGTGGCCTTGCGTATTGGTGTCGTGTGTTGAGAATCAACGGATTGTCTTGCACTTCGCGCGGCAATGAATCAATCAATGGGATGATATTCTCTTCATGCTTTGTATTCTTGAAGATATTGACAAGACGAACTGCCGCGCGAATATTCTCTCTTTGCTCTATAAGCTTCTCTATGAGGTCTTGAGCATTTTTTGCATCATTATCTAGCGGGCGGAGTTTTAACGCATCCTGTGCCCTCTGGAGCGCCTTGTCGAGCATTTTACCGCCGACGTTAGTATAGGCTTGCGCTGCAAGTAAGTAAGCACGAAACGTATTCTCTAGCGGACGAAGTACCATGGTGGTTTTTGGTGGTGGGAGTGCAATAGCTTTCTCTGACCAATCAGCACTGTCTTGATAACGACCGTTACGATATTCTAATTCCGATAATTCAATGTAAGGATGAGGATCGTTCTGATTTTCTCCTAGTGCCAGCAAGTACGCATGTTTTGCCTGATCTGGCTTCTTCTCCATGTCATAAATTTTACCAAGATAGGTGAGTGCTCCTGCCCGCTCCTCATTCCATCCACTCATCGTCATGTACTGCTGGAGGAGATTCTTTGCGTCGCCAAACAAATAGGCATCATAGTAATGGGTAGCAAGGTAATAGAGTGTGCGAGGATCAACCTTTTTATTGGTTACCTGCTCTTCATACATTTTTTCAAGAAGCTCAATATTTCGATAAAGACTACTAGTAGCACGCTCACTATCAGCATGATGAACAATAACAAAGTCATCGCATACTGCCTTACCCAGAGGAATAATCTCATTGAGTGTTTCATGAACCGATACCTCTCCGTCGCTAATAGACGATTTCCATGCGTAACTTTTATCATTGCGAACCAGGCGGGCAACATAATGAGAAATTGTCACATTGCCATATTCATCGTGACCATAGTCGTATTTAACAAAGATACCGTGCACTGATTTAGAAGCGACGGCAATAATCTTCCTAATTTCTTCTGGTTTATCAACAGTATCATCGGCATCAAGCCAGAGCACCCAATCATATTTTTCATCTACTCGATTGAAATTGGTGTTTCGTGCACCGGCGAAATCTCCTGTCCATACGTTTTCGGTGTAATCGGAATTGTAATCACGGGCGATCTGTACCAACTCGGCGTCGATGTGACCATCGGGGCTGTTAAAATCAATATAGATGCTATCCACAAAAGAGCTAATATTACCCAAACAATTACGTAAATGATCTGCTTCACTTTTGTCTCCTTTAACAATCATCGCAAGAGCGACCGTTGGTTGTTTCATTATTGCTTCGCCTCCAATCCGTGATACTTCTCGTGTGATTCATATTGCAATAAATCAAGGGCTGGAAAGTTTCCCAGGAACCAGTGGTAATGAGATTCATTAGAAATGATAGTAGGATAAGCCTTCTTTAAAAGTACCATAAATGGTAACGGCAACGACGTTCGACGAACATTACCTCCCTTCGATTCATTGCGGGTTGATCCAGCCATCTTTGTCGTTGAGAACCTATTATCAATCTCTGACAGAGCACTCTCTATAGCCTTACCAATGGAGAGCGGGTGAGGATAGGGAAAGGCCGTATCATATGTTTTAATCATCTCTACGATGTTTTTTCGATCGGTTGCATCAGGCATTTGCTGGTCAAGTGACCTTTTGTCGTACGCTTTTGGTTTTCTTCCCTCATTCATTTGTGCTAATAATACCGCATGTGTTTAAAATAAGCAATAAAAAAGAGCCCCCGAAGGAGCTCAATTTTACGCAAGGTACGACTAGCCGAAGAAGAATCCGCTAGCGTAGAAGCTTGACTTCTGGTTGAGAGCAGCAAGTGTTGCTTCACCTTCCAAGAGAGCCTTAGTACTTGAACCCGTTTTTGCGAGTGGCTTAATAGCCAAACGACGACCAACGAGCCAATCAAGACGCCACTTAGAAGTGTCAACACCAAGCACACCACCATTTGGAATGTTACGCTCAAGCACAATTTCGTGCTGACCGTACGAACTCTGGTACACATCAACACGGAGAACTTGCTTGAAGTCTTCAGCGTCGAGATACTTGGTAGTGTTAGTAGCAAACTTGTCGATGGAACGCTTTAGAGCAGAACCAACGAGCACCAGGTCAACGTCTTCGTCGGTACCAGCGTTGTAAACGTTAGCAACCAAGCTGTTGAAGACATCTTCCGTAAAGCTTGTACCAGAAGCGACTGCGGTTTTGTTCGATGTAATGAGTGCAATAGCACCATCCATATAACGAGCAACACCTGAAGCACCTGAAGCACGAGTTCCTGCAACTGCTGCAAGTTCCATGTCACGGGCAACTTCTTTGAGTGCCTTCTGAGTTTGGTATTGGAATGGATCGTTTTGACCATAGTGGGGGATAGCAATTTCAGTATCTGATACCGTAATAACCTTACGGAAGAGCTGAACAATGTTACCCGTACGAACTGGTGGGTTGAGGTCAACAATAGTAGCATCTGAACCTTCGGCGTAACCATTGCTTGCAGGTGCAGCAAGGGTGTCAGTCAACCATTCGTGGTAAGTGTTCATTGCAACACCTTCACCGATACGGCTGACAAAAGGCGTAGACGTGTAGTCAACGTTAGTCACCAAGTCCACTACGTCTTCGTGACGAGTATTATCACCATAAGTGATGAGACCGATAGCCATTTGTTTGTTTTCTTTCTTTTATTTAAATTCTATTGGTGAATCCAATTAGAACTCTTCGGGAGTGAGACCAGCCGCTTCACGCATAGCTTGGATAGATGATAGGCTAGAAATAGCCTCAAAACGAGCCTTTTCCGCGATTGCTTTACCGTCGCCACTATAGCGCATACGGTTTAGACGCTGGGCACGTTCCTGTTCGTCATCCTGGTGTGGAGTTTGGGGAGCGCGGTTGTTACCTTGAACGCGGGGCTTGGTGCCGAATTTTTCAGCTAAGTTATCGAGCTTTTTCTTGAACGATTCCTTCGCTTCATCCGTATCATCGGTAAGGACGAGTCCGGTTGTCGCAACAATCTCCTTGACATCTTCTCCATAACTGGAAAGGATGGTACTTTCAGACGTTTTGAGGGCAGTCTCTTTTGTGAGACGTGCACTTTCGTCCTGGAGACGTTGAAGGTCTGCCTGAGTGCGTTCGTACAATGTCTTGTACTCTTCCTGTTCTTCTAATTGTTTTAGACGTGCATCTTCATCAGCCTTTTCCCGTGCCTGCTTTTCGTTTTCAAGCTGGCGGGCGCGCATTTCTGCTTGCTCTTTTGCCTTCTTAAGCGCTTCAAGCTCGTCAGGAGTTACTGTTGTTGGTGGCGTCTGAGCATTGTTTTTGACTTGCTCGGTGGATGCCGTTTCACCAGTCGGTGTGCCGTTTGTTTCCATCGTTGTTTTTCACTTTCTTGCTTTTATTTTTGGAGGTGTTTTTGTTTTTTGTCACCTATACTTCTATCTATAAAGTAAAATCATAGTTCTGTCAAGAGTTTGGTACGCTCTGGTTTGGTAATGATGGTAGCGACCAAGGGGTATACTCCGATTCTTTCTTCTTTCGAGAACCACTTGATGCTGCTTGTACTTGGGTTTGGAAATTGTTGACTAAATCATCAGGACTTAGCGGTTCACGAGTCAGCGAGACACTCCCACTTTGCACTTGTGAGGTATCTGGATAACCACTTGATGGAGCAGAATACTGTGATTGTTGACCATTTGCTGCTGCTTGCTGTTGAATAATTTGCTGTTGCTTTTGTTGCCATTGATTTAATTGGTCTGATTGATCCACGGTCGCAAAGTCATCACCACCCACAAGCCACGAAGTTGTGTCTTTTAGAATTGATGTCTTGCTTGGAAGACCAATAATCGCTCCTGGGTATGTGAATAGTGATCCCAGTAATGACTGAATAGCCTCATTCACTTCTGCGCGAGCAGTGGTTGGTACCCAATCTGGATAAACTTCGCCTGTCTTCGGGTTAATATATGGTGCTTGCTGAATGACTCCATTTGCCTCTAGGAACTGTGAAATCATCCCAAAAGGGAGACCACCAAGAAGCCCAAGATCACCAATAGATGGATTGGTCGTTGGATCGCCCGATATATCACGTCCCAACTGAATGACATACGTAAGTGGGTATGTTGGTGAAAGCCAGTTAAACAGACTAATCGCGTTAGAATATTGTTGTTGCCATGCTATTCCCTGGTCACTGTTCAGCCAATCCGCTGCATTCATCATCCCAGCAATAATAGCCACCTGTGTAGGAGAACTAAGCTTACTAACCTCTTTTGCAATTAAACTTGCCATCTTGAGGTTGTATCGGAATGGGAAAAAAGCAGTATTGATAGTACGAGTCAATGGAGAATCAAGAAATCCATTAGTGTGCTTCGTAACGGTGATTGTCTGGAGGGTGTCCACAACTGATGGAAGATGGTCATCAACATATTTAGTAACATCTGTGTAGCCTGCTCGTTTTGCCTGTAGATTAACAAGGCCCGAAAGTGAAATCTTCTCACTCTTCAGAACACGAGAGCCCGTGTGCCCGATAACAACATCCGAAGCTGTACCAGAAAAACCGTCACCAAAGATTCCTTTTTGTTCAAGATATTGAATCGTTCTATCTGTCTCTGGTTTCACTGACGGGAAAAGCAGGCGGTTCACTGCATTTAACCCAGGAACTTGAACTAACTTTCCAGTGGCCTCAAACTGTGCCAACATTTCCGTCTGGTATGATTGCTGCCATCGGAAAAATGGGTTCCAGACAAATCGAGCAGTATTCTGAATACGAGAGAACTTTTGGGTGATACCACCGCTAAGAGCAGATGTAAGATCAAGCAGTTTGTCTCCTGCTCCACGAGCCTGATAATTCGTGTGAAGCATCGCTGAATTGAGTTTACTCATAACAATCTTCGCTTCTTTATCGGTAAGGGCACGCTCTCCAGCTGTAGACAGTGCATCTTTGATTTCTACCGCCCTCAATTGCCGAAGATCAGTAACGGGAGCAATGAATCCACCTTGACGAATCGGTAATTGATTCCTGTTGCGGATGTAAGAATAGAGGTTTTGAAGAATATCATCTCCACCAATTTTGCCGATAACGCTATCCTTTAGTGATGGGTCAGCCATGTAGTCAGCAAAATTATTCTTGAAGGATGTCTGCACAAGCTCCTGCGAAGCATAGGGCGATAATCCGAGCCGCGTAAGTGTTGATGTAATTCCTGTTAGGACTGGAATTGGCTTTACGGCTTTCTGGAAGTATTCACCGTATTCAGTCCCCTTGTTAACAGCACTTGTTGCAATACGTTTATCAGTGAGTTCTTCAAACTTTACAAATGGTGTCTTTGTGACATCTGGAAGCAATGCAATATAACCACGACGGGCAAGCTGGCGGGCAATTCCACGAGGCAATCCTTCGATCATTCGACCAACATTAATAGATTGAATAGCCTTTTGCATATCAGCTGTTGATATATTCGTCCCAATGATATTCTTGATTTGCTTCACAAACGTATCGCTATTCGCCCAGGCAGCCGTACGACCATAACGATCAATGGCACGTTGAAACATCTTGAGACGCTTGTTAACCAGTTCATCAAGTTGGTCATTAGTAATTTGATCGAAGTTAACATTAGTCATACTATCGTCAGCTTTTGCGACAATTTCAGAGATCATGTTGAGGTCAGACTGATCGGCGCGGCCGATTACAACACGACGAGCCACTTCATCGCTGTATCCGACACCGAGAAGAGATTTATATGCCAGAATCCTAGACTTATAGTAATTTAATATACTATCTACAACATCTGCTGCAGTAGCATTCCTCAACCAACGTCCTCCATCCATACTGTTGAACCAATCTGCTAATAACCCTGCTGCGCGGGCACTATCACCATTGGCTAATAACATGTTCATTTGTTCTACTGCCTTCACCGCCTGATAAGATTCAACGTCTCCTTTTTGTAACCGATCAACAAGTTCTAGTTGTATTTGTGAGGTTGCACCATTACCAATATGAGCACTTGTGGCATCAATAAATGAGCTCTTTGCAAATGTTGATCCTGCCTGAGTTGAAAGAAGTTCCTGCAACTGTGCTTGTGCTTTACCACTCTTGAGATTCTTCTCAAGGTCTTGTTTCACAATGTCAGTTACACGGCCACCGCTCCACGAAAGTTCACCAATACGCTGAAATCCTTTGCCAAGAAACTCAAAGGCCGCACCAACTGGCCCACCAGAAAGTGCCATTGTAGCAGTAAGAGCAGTAGAGAGGGCTGCACCGCTAAGATTACCTTTGAGCATATCATTGTAAATACCTTGAGCAAGGTCAATGTTGGTCTGGTAAATAAGGGGCTTTTTGATAAGTAAGTTAATTGCAACATTCTTAGCAATTTGCCCAGCTGACAGACTTGCGGCACTAGAGTCTACGGCATCTTGGGCAATCTTCGCGATTGTTGCGCTGGAGAACTTACCATTAAACGTTGATACTTTATTGATTCCATTAACGGTTTGTGTAGTAATACGGTCAATTGTCTGTGCCGCTTTGGTAATACTCTCAGGTGCAGCAAACTTCTTCCCAAAGAATTGCACTAAAGCATCTGCTGATCCGTCGGCTACATTCTTTGTCCCTTGTGTCGCAATAAGAGATAGACCATCGCTGGCGACAGCCGATACAACACCGATAACATCCTCGGCCGTACTAATGGCATTCTTTACTGTATCCTGTTGGTTCTGGACAGCCTGTTTTGTTACTGAATTTGCCTTGTTAACGAGAGCATTACTGTCTTTTGCCATATTGACAAGTTCAGTCTTGTACTCCTGTTGAGTAATACGGCCAGATTTGTAATCATTCTGAAGCTGTTGGAATTTCTGTTGATTAACTTTTATCTGTTGGTTGTCGTTGTTGATGTCATTGTTAATCTCGAACTCATGAACAATATTAGCACCAAGTTTAAAGGGTGCCTCAATAGTATCAAGCACTCCCTCGCCAAAGTCCTTTGCAACTCCCGCTACTAATCCTCCAATTTCTTTTCCGGTTTCACCCACCCAACTGAAGAACTTATCGAAAGCATTGTTAGGAGTAGAACCACCTATATTAAGTGTCTGTGCTGGTAGTTTGTCCAAGTCACTGTTCGTTGGAACAAAAGTTTGAGCAAGGGGTACAAGACCAGACGTTGCTTCTTGCAATCCGCTAACTCTATTGCCAGCATTTGATCGTAATTCATCAAGCGATTGGTAATCCATTAGAACAATCCCTTCAAGAAGTTACCAATATTACCAATGGCACTCGAAATAGCATGACCAACTGATTCAAAGATGTTGTCATTACTCTGAGATGGTTTCTTTGCTGGTGCCTGAGGTTTTGGTTTTGGTGCTGTTTGTGCAACTGGAGCACCCATTGTACCAATTCCAAGTGGCACGCCAGCTGCCACCCTAGGTTGAGCAACTGTCTGTGGAGTTTTTGGCTTTGCTGCTGCGGCTTTTGCTTGGGCGGCTTTTTGGTTCGCCAATGATCGTTGCTGTCCTTGTGCAATTAACGAACTGTTATTGGCAGCTGACTGCTGTTTAATGGCCTGTACTTCATTTGGCATCAAGAAAGGCGTTAGAAGGTTGACTGGGGCAAGTGCTCCACCCTGGACATTCTTTACTAGTGGAGTAAGAATACCAGCCGTAGGTGAAGTGTCAACTTGACCACCCTGTTTCTGAGCAACTCCAACAGCATTAGCCACATTCTGTTGAGTAGGAGAGGCTGTCGCGCGAGTATTGGCAATATGTGAAGCCAGTTGGTTGGTTGCATTGATTGTTTTTTGCACCTGAGAAACATTGCCGCCAAAGTATTGGTTAGCAACATCCTTAATCTGCTGAGGAGTTGGTGGAGCGACGTTAATTCTGTTACCATCGCGGTAGCCAAGAAGGTTAGCAACAGCTCCAGCGCCAGTCCTTTCAAATGGAGTATTAGAGTGAGAGGTAAGGTTATTATAAATAGTGTTGAAGTTACCTGTCGAACCGATAAGGTTATAACTGGTTGAATTGGTTGAAGAGTTGTATGTTTCTGAGTATACACCGTAGTTGTTCTTTTGATCTTTTGAAATAGTAAATAGGTGAGTATTACCATTGTTGTCAACCACTGGTGCGAATTGGTAGCCACTATCTGTCTTGTAGGCAATGTATGATGTTTGAGGATCAAGACCATATTGGGAAACGGCTGAGCTGAAGAATTTGTTTTTATCATTTGTAGATGCCTGGACAAGAATACCACCATGCGCTCCAGTATCTTTACCGACAATAGTAAATCCTGCATTCTGAAGGTCTTTAACGGTCTGATTGTAACCAGCTTTGTCCGTATTGTCATTGATAGAACCTGTTGTTGTATCAGAGAAGATTGGTTGAGGAGTACCGCTCGAATCGTATTGGTATCCCATAATTCCGGCAGGTGTCAAGTTGTAGGTTGGGAGATCTTCAATAATCGGTTTACCATTTGCATCAGTACCAATCTGTTGAGGCTTTACGCCACCCGTCTTCTGAATGTACATATTCGGGTGCTCGGCGTAGTATTGGGCTGACTGATAGTTAAATGAGATACCACCGACACTAACAGTCTTGTTTCCATTATAGATGTCAGCTGCTTCTTGATAAGCACTGGCAGCGCTAGAGTCACCTACCGCATCAAGAACTGTATATCGTTGGTAGTAAAGTGTTCCCATTGCATCAAGAGCTCCTGCAATAACGGAGCCAAGGTCAGCCTGGGTATTAGTTGGAATTTGGATACCCATTGACGACAACGTTTTGTTAGCATCCTGAAGGTCTTTTTCCGTCAATCCCTTACCGCCAGTTTGATAACCACCATTCAACTTATCAACAAGGTCACTAATCTGGGCAATTGCACCGCTATAGCCCTTTGCTTGAGCCTCTGCATCTGCTTTTGCCTGAGCTTGAGCCGTAGAAGCTGCTTGCTGTTGTTTGTATTGAATTTGCTGAGACAGACTATCAAGACGTCCGACAAGACTCTGTGCCTCATCATAGTCATCATTATCAATAGATTGTTGATAGAAACGATACAGCGCATTGTACTTATCCATATCAGTTGCGTTGCCTTCCATAATCTGCTGCGATACACGATCAATAGAAGCCGATATATAAGATCGGTTTGCTGAGGTAAGTGTCGTTTGAAGCGTCAGGGCACGAGAAGCACTCGTAATACTCCCTGAATTATTCAAGGCAGTAATACGATCGTTTAAATACTTCTGGTATTGTGCCCAGTCAGCATCAGTCTTAGAAGATACATTCCATTGATATGCCCACTGAGCATCATCAAAGTTATCAATCTGTGTAGAAAGAGATTGAGCAGACTTGACCAGTGAGCTAGCATTGACATTACCGAGATTTCCACCGAGTGATACCATATGCTAGCCTCCCTGCTGTTGAGTCTGTTGATTGATGCTTCCTTGTGGTGTTACTGGAGCTGCACCACTACCGGGCTGACTCATAATTCCCTGGGAACCAGATTGACCATTTGACTGAATCAGAGGTGCGCCCTGTGGAGCAGACTGCGGAGTGTTATTGACCGGCATGCCACCACTATTCTGTTTTCCGGTAATGTACCCTTGGTTCATGAGGTTATCTTCAGCGGTTAAACCAGCATTTCCTTGCGGAGCGGCAGTCGGACCGAACGGACCGTTGTTAAACCCACGGCTGTAAGCAAGGTTTGCTTCTTGTTCTGGAGAAAGGTCACCACGAAGGTTAATAGATACCTTAGGATCGGCTGGCCCCTGCGGTGTAAGTAACGCTTGAGCAAGAGCGCCAAGCATGTGACCATGGATAGAAGCAAGTACTGGGTCATTCATCTCCTCACGGATTCGATCAAGTTCTTGTTTGTCGTAACCAATCTCCTCAAGGAGTGTTTGTAACGAAAGAATACCCGTATTGAATTGGTTAAGCTTCATTGTCTGGTAAGTAGGATCGTCTGCATTGAGGTTAGAAGGCCAGCTGATCTTTACGTGCCAAGGGTTAGAGTCTCGAACAACTTGGCGAATACTATCATCCCAGTACGCCAAAGTTTCGAGTGCATCATTAAACATCTTGGTAAGAATCGGCTCCCAAAGAGCTCGTTTTGCTGCTGTAATGTCAGAAATAGAACGCATAGCAGTAATAGCAGCCGGATTTGAATTATCTGGGCCATCTGGCATATCGAATAGCTGGCGAGAAATACCTACCTCACGAACAAACTGATTTTCCATCTCTGATAATTGATTTCGGAAATCTGGAGCGGCAAGTTCTGCCGATTGGCTCATTGAAATAGGTTGAATGTCCTGGCCGTCCGCTAGAGGGAGCACTTCGACGGTACGAGAACGAGGTTTCGGCGGTTGAACACCTGGAGCAAACCCAATTCCCTTGAACTTCGGGAAGTTTACCTTACTCGCAACTGTACGCCAGTCAGAAAGTGCCTCAATATAGGTCAAGTTGATCTGAATAGCTGCCTCAGAAATGTCTGGTAAGCCCCAAGGACGACGACGAGCATGTTTATTAGGAAGGATATAGTAATGTGGCATGTATTTTGGTGAGTCAATGAGCTGATACAGGGTATCACCAACGATAATAGCGTTTACTTTCGTCTCTTTGCCCGGATTAACGCGGTATAGACGTCCATTTTTGCTTGCCCATCCTTCAATTTTTCCTGTAATCTCCATAATGGTGACCATCGGCTGCATTGACATATACTGAAAAACCTGTCCTGCTACTAAAACACTGAGCGGGCTACCTAGCGGGCTGAGCTGAACATCTTGAGATACTCCATACCAATCAATAGCATTCTGTTTTGTGATTTGATAGATGTATCCAACAGCATCGTGATGACGGTAGTTATCTTTATTCCAGAGAGAGTAGAAGTTCTCAATAGATTCGACTATCTCCAGGCAGTATTTGCCCTTTTCTTCGTCATACCAACCCTTAATGACTGTATCACCAACAGCACTTGCGTTCTCAGCGGCACTTGCCCAGAAGGAATCAGCATCATTGTCACGAATAATGCTCTCAATAATCTCACGGCGCATAGCAGCGAAACCTTTTGCCTTTTCATTCTCAATCTGAATGCGTTGTTTGTCTTGGTCATCGGCAGCATTTTGCGGATCAAGAGCCTGATAAGAAGAGTCAACAGCAAATCCTCGTCCCATAAACTGAGAGCGATGGATCTCAACAGCTCGACGTAGCCAGTTCACCTCTGTTAAATCGTGTCCTAGGGGGATATTGAGTGATTTCTTGAGCTTATCCCCATAAATGAATTGGTCATTGCGAGCAATTCGCATGTTGCGTTCTGCAATTTCTGGCTGTAGCATGGCGAATTTGCTCCGGACATCTTGAATAAACTGAGTATTTATATCAGTTGGCATAGTCGATTGCGTCGAGTTCGGGATGGTTCCCGGAGCATTGCTTGATGCTGGTACTGATGAAGATGTATCTGGGTTCATATTTTTGTTTTTGTCTATCTGTTTTTAACTATAAAACGTTTTTGCTACCACGTCCAGTCTTCCCAGGAAATATTTACGACCTGTTCTACCTGGGTTGACTTATGTACCGCCAAAGCAAGTGCCATTACGCGGTCAGTTGGTAATTTTGAATCGTCTTCCCTATAGATAGAGAGTTGGTCAATCAATCGCTGGTTATTGGCTGGAATCTTGAGTTCACGAGCACTAAGGAGTTTCTTGAGTGAGATAAGGATGTCTGCTTTCTTTGCTGCATTCGGTTTCGGTTTGACAGGGTTATCATTTTTAATCTTGAGCGTCTCTGGCTTCCACGCCCCATAGGGTGTCGTGATTGACTGAATCTCCGGTGGAAGATCAAGATAAAACCGGATACTCTCGCCATTCCACGTCTCCAGAACAATGAATAGATTACCATTTCTATCCCAGTAATCGTTAATGAGGTCAATAAGGTCAGATAGATGCAGCTGAGGAGATTTAGAGTTTCCTTTCGCTGCAATCTCTTTAACGAGTTTAAATGGGCGAGTGGTAATATCAAGAACAGTGTACACCATTTCATCAGAACCAATAGCGGTATCAATACCAATAACATAGCGATGACCATCTTCTCGTGCTACACCTCCGATTAACGTCTCATCACGCGCATCAAGGATCGATTCATTATCAAAGATTGTATCACCACCGAAAACAAACTTACCCTCAAGCACCTGATCTCTTAGTGGGTCATCGGCGTAGAGATCGTATTGATCTTGAATCTGCTTCTCAGTAAAGAAGGTGTTGTCCCGCAAACTACCACTCATAGTAAATGTCGAGTGGAGTCCTGCAATACCATCTTGATAGAGTCGGTAGTAATAAATAGAGCTCTTCGAGTTCGAGTCTGGAGTAGAGAGAATATGGAGTGGGGACTGCCAGTCAAACAGACGTGGAAGAATACCACCCGTTACCTCTAGCTCAAGGTGGTGAGATCGTCCCCCTTCGTCGTAAGTAATCAACCCATATGGTTTACCCTGGAGCGCATCTCCCTGGTCTCCACCAAGTGAACGGTGCTCAATGTAAGAGTTACCATCGAAGAATTGTTTATACGGAGGAGTATTAAGAGTTTTATCTTTTAAATACCACCATTCAATCACACAGTTATTATTCTCCATTTTCTTTGTATCGGGATTGAGTGCAACAAAACTGCTGGTCATAATCTGGTGAATCGTTTTAAACACTGCCTCAGTATTGGCTGAGTGAGGAGCAATGTTAGCAGTACGGTATTCAAACTTCGTCCAGGCTGCATCACCAGCTGGTGTTCCATCACTTTCCTGTATACCAATCTTATAGAATAAATACCAAAGCTGTAGACAAGCAATAAGGGTTGATTTCCCCCATCGGTTGGCGCATGTAAGGATGTTAATCTTGCGGTTCAGTTTCAGGGTTCGTTGGAGATACCTCTTCTGTCCCCGATGGAGCTTCATTCCCAGAAGTTCCTCGATAAAGACCACGGGATTCTGGCGTCCCTTCTGAATCACTTGTTGTAGTTTGTTTTCGTCCATTACTGCTCCTAAAAGCATTGATTGTTTTTATTAGTTCGATCTTGTTATTGGCTGATTTCGCCCGTTGGTCAGTACGAATTTTCACCGCTGCAAGAAATGATGAAGCCGTAATCTTCAATGTGCCCTTCTTAATCTCATCATAGCCTTGGGCAATGTAATCATCGAGTGCCATGATCTCTGTTGTCCGTGGCTCAGTGGATTCAAACTCATCAGGCTTGAGAGCGAGCTCAAACTCCTTCTGGGCTTTGGCCTGTATCTCCGCTTGTTTACGAATCATTAACGTCTGATGACGCTTCTCGTTAGCCTCAGAGGTATCTTGGATATGCTTCTTGGCGTGATTGTACACTGCCGCTGTTGTCATACCATACTCAATTGCAATGTCCTTTAGCGTTTCTCCTCCCTCGTCACGATTAAACGCAGCTTTACGAAGCCGCACACGGAGCTTGGCATCCTTTTGAGCGATCTGGCAGACCTTACAATTCGCCCTATATCGTGGCATGATACTCTTCCCAAAGGCTTGATAGATCAACCTGGTAGCTTTGTTCTATCTGTTTCTTCGTTTCCCTATCCTGACAATACTCCAGTTCCTCGTCACGCTGTGTTTCAAGAGCCTTAATATCTTGCATAATCTCATGCTTGCTGCGGATGGTTGTCTGAATAAGCTCAGTCTTTGCTATAGGTGCTATCGGTCTAGCAATTGGTTTTATAGAAGCACGAAGAGCATTATGAACAAGTAAAGCCTTATCTTCGCACTGTTCCCATAGAGGTAAATCTTCAACTCGTATGTAAATTGTTTTCTTTGGCATTTTTGTTTCCTTATGTATACCCCCTACTATACCACCCATTGTACCCCCCATGCAATATAGAGGGACTTGACATCTTGTTATTGTATTGTATAGCTGGAATGGCGTTTTAGTTTGCGGTAACAGGGGTGAAAGGTAGCCATATTTTGTGCAACGCACAGAAATAATGGGGGTGGGGGAGCAGATGATGAGCCGTAACCCCCCTCGCCCTCCACACCATCGCTACCAGCTCCCAACCGCTCAGCTACTACTACATTACTAGAGCCAACACATATCCAGACAATCACCGGCGCGAAATTACAATGCTACTACTGTTGGGCTGTGGATAACTCTACCGATAATATCTACTTATGCTATTGACTTCATTCTCTACTTACGCTACAATAAAAGCATAAGGATACAACCTTAGCACAGTTGATTAAGCAAATAGAAGCCTCACTGCTAAACGCTAGTAGAGAGTATCCTTCACCTTAACAATCAGACAATCACCGCGCGAAATTGCGCCCCGTAAGACTCACGAAGGCACCAAGAAGGACTGAGCAAGGTAGCAAATGATTGTCTAGTAAAACAGCCTCATCACATTACTGGTGAGGTTATATTACTAAAAGGAGGAAGCAATGACATTACAAGAGTTATCCGACAAGATTGGCGTTGACCCAATTGATCTAGTCGGAGACGAAGAAGAAGCAGAATACTGGTTACATGAGGACATTAGCGGCACAATATTTTATCAAGACCTACTGGCGCAAATGCCTGATGATCTAAAATAAGTCACAAATATATTTTCAAGCATAAGAAATAAAAAGGATAAAAAACAAATGTTACTATTTACACTTATCGTACTATCATTGGGCGCAATTGTGCTCAGTTTCAGCGATGATATGAACAATTACTAAAGGAGATAGATAATGAAAAAATATATATCATGGCATTTGTTCGGTGATAACTGGGACGAATGGTACAATACTAGAAAAGAATCTGAAGAAGAATATAAGCAAAAAGTGCTAGACGCTGAGGGTAGTATAAATATAAGACTATATAAAACAATATCATTTGAAGATGATACGCTAGAAGTTGAAGAAGAATATGTAAAAGGGCGTGGAAATTATCCATGGTAATAAAGGGGATATGTAAAATGCAACGATTAACCACAACCGCAAAACGGATCGCCGAACACTATGAACTAGACAAAGAGGGCACGCCGAAGCTTTATACCGACATCATCACTTTTGGTATCGTCATGGGTGAATTTGGCGGCAAGCATGAATGGACTACACCTGACTATTGGCTGGCCGACAACACCGAGAAAAGCAGCGAGTTTTCATTTGAGAACGGGCTAAAAGTGTGGGCAAATTTTAAGCTTAACGAGTTCAAATCATACCAACTTAATCACCTTGTAATGGGTCGCTAATTATATCACGCAAGCAAATAAGGAGGGCAAATAATGGAATACGACAATAACGGTAAACGCTGGATATTCGGCGATTATAAATAAGGAGACAATACAATGGCGGAATTAAAACGATTCGGATTGCTCGCATTGCTGTTTGTTACCATTCTATTGGTAGGAGTAGCAACAATGAACGCAGTTTATAACGGGGTACGCTCACGAGCCCCACAATACCAAAGCGCACGATCATGGTACATTCATGCAAGTGATAACACTACGCTTGATCTTGAACGTGCTCCATGGCAATTCTGGGGAGAATAGTATGACGATAATTAAAGATGGTTTTGGTGGTCAACCACTTGAGATAACTGTTGATGTAAGCGAGGGCCACAGTGCCGCGGAAGTGTGGATTGATACAAAGGTAGACCCTACAAGAATTACGGCAACTATAAACGCTAATGGGGAGGGAAACGGAGTAAGACAGGAATATTTACACTACGCTACCATCACAGAGCTCATTACACTACGTGATGAAATCAATAGGGCGATAAAAGGATTAGCAGGATTATGACAATTAAAGTGAAAATTTACGAAGAGATAAAAGACATTTGGGAACTTTCCAATGCAAAAAGAAAGAAGGTACAGATTATTGATGGCAAAGCGTATCTAATTGACTAATAGGAGTGAAGCAGTATTACGGAGGTGGACTGCCGTGCCAGCAAGCGGAATGAGGCTGGCAACTTATGCTTGAAAAGTTCTTTGGGACTTTTCACCCGTACCATATACCATGCCTGTACCGACCAGTATCAGCAGCACGAAAATTGAACGTGATTCAAAAGTAAGTGGGAATGGCACCTCTCGATTACAGGAATACATGATATATGGGAAAAGATAGGGGATAACTCCTGGCCGGAGTATTACCGGATAAAAGAGCATGACTTTATAGCAGGTGCTCAACCCTATCCCAAGTATTGAAAAATAGCATAAGTAGTGATAGAATTATGAGTATTAACGTATCTTAACAAATAGGGGTAAAGATGTACGAGGTATTTAATAAGAACACACTACGTGTTCAGGCTATTGCACGTGACAAAAAGGAAGCACTACGAAAGGCTCACCAATTAGAACAATCCTATTACTGGATTGATGGTAGCAAGTTTAGTTTTCGTTTTAAACGCAAGCAAAGGCCAAAAGTAAAGCAATTACGCTTGTTTTAATATAAACCGCGCTAGAGAGCCTCTCAATGGCCTTCTAGCGCATTTTTGAGAGGAGTAACACATGGATAGATTATTTGTATACGGTATCTTCCTAGGAGAAGGGGCAAGAAAAAAATACGGTATGAGCAACCCAGTGTATAGCACCGTGAAGAACTATATAACTGTTGGGCATGGTATTGTCACAGCCGTTAAGACGAATAAACCCGGTGTTGAACTAACTGGCCTCGTGGTTGATGTTGACCCGGAGTATTGGCCAAAGATTGATGAACTTGAGCAGGGATATGATCGGATTATCGTTAAAACATGCTTTGACGAAGAAGTATACATGTATGCCAACCCCGTATAAGATACTGCTTGATATTCTTATCATTGGTATCATGTACGTTGCATGGTTAACATTGCTACAAAGAAAGGAGGAGCAAGTGAAAAAACATAATTTGTTTGTATATGATGAGTTACTCACCAAAGAAACACAACTTGCTATCCTTGGCAAGGCACACAATGGCGCTGGCATGGTATTAACAGGCTATGAGCTCACCAATCAACATACTATCGAGGAAAATGATGATGAAACTGTTGTTGGTAAAGTATTCAAAGTTGATGATGACGATCTTCGGCGCGTGAAAAGGTATAAAGAGGGTTTTGATGAAACCTACATTGTTAGGAATGGTTTTACAATAGTCGTTTTTGTAAAGGAGGAAAAATGATTCAATTACAGAAAATAATAAAAACAGTAAAGGATGCTGGCTTCCCGTTCGTAAAGCTTGAGCTTGAGGCACACTTTAATGGACGTCAGATTGCCGATGAAACCTGTAAGCAATATATTCTTGAATTTATCGGAAGAGAGAATGCAGATAAAATTGTCTTTAGTAAATTCTATCGAGATGGCAGCGTTGATAGTGAGTTTACCTTTACTATTCCTACTGACGATGTAGCAATGTTACCAAAAGTAATTGAAGCATTTAAAGCCTTGGCAGAACGCAATGGCCGGGGAATGGACACTCACGGGGCTGGTATGCACTTTAGTGTTCTCCAAGATTCATATTATCCTTCTACAAGAACTTTCCCAGAAAACCGCTGGCAAAACTTTCAAAGGGAAGTAAAAAAGCTATTGCCAGCCCTCTATATTGGTGCAGCAGCAAAGAACTGGACACGATCTCTTGAATACCGCCATGCTACTGTTGCTGACAACAGCAAATATTCCGCTATATATGCCCTACGAAAAGCACAGCTGGAGTATCGTATTTTTGATACTTGTTATGACAATCCTGATATGGTGCTAGAGTACTTTGGTATCATTGCTCGTACATTAGAATATTTTGCTGATCCAAGTAAACGTGCTCCCACCCTTGGAAAAAGGTTTGAAATTCTCAATGGAAAGACGATGCAAGAATGTTTCTTCTCGGTTGCCGAGCAGATTCAGATTATCAAATCACAGATGAAATATATTGTACCCTATGGAATGACAATCAAAGAGTTCCTCGGAAACCGTGGCATCAAACTTCTTCTTACTAGCCTACGGAAAGAAGAAGCAAGACGACGTGCAGAAATTCGGTTGGCATATGAAGAGCACAAAAAAGCCTTTAAGAATATTAATAATATTCCTCTGGACGAGTTCCAAATGGATCATATCAATTACTATAAATTAACTGAACCCGGCCATCCAGAGTCTTGGTATGTCGAACGAGTGACGGGACAACGACTCGATCCGGGACCATTCGATAAATACCTTCAAGCAAACATTAAACAGGGGAAAGCCCAGGAAGCGATTAACACATAATGTGTGGTATTGTTTATACGAAAAGTTTTAAAGACAAAGATGTTACCGATGTAGTCTTACGACAGTTTGAACAGCAGCGGCAACGAGGAACGACAAGTTTCGGATATTACCTGCCGGAGTTCGATAAGATGGTTCATAACATCAAGGAACAACGTATCAAGAAGCTATTGCGACGTACACGCGGCAATAATCACGAGGTGCTATTCCATCACCGCCTTTCTACCTCAACAGCTGATGTCCGCAGCGCTTGTCATCCGTTCTCTACCAAAGATACCTTTGACCATGAGTATATTGGTGTTCACAATGGTATGGTAAGTAATTCTCATGCCGTGAAGTACGAGCATTACCAAAAGGGCATTAAATATGTCAGTGAACAACAAGACAAACGCTTTAATGACTCTGAAGCATTGATCTTTGATATTGCAGAAGTACTTGAAGGAAGAAAAGAAGAGATGAAAAGCTACGGAACAATCGCTTTCATCATGATTCGCTTGACAGAAGGAAAACCCGATAAGCTTTACTTTGGCACTAACCGGGGATCATTGAACTTCTTTCGTTCCAAAAAGCAGATGATGATTAGCTCAGAAGGAAAGGGGCAACCAGTAAAGGGACAGATGCTTCATACATTTGATTACGAAACTGGAGAGATTACTAGCGAACCGATGAAAATTCCATCAAGCTATACATTTACAAAGGCTTCTGATTATACACCAACCCCGTATACCTACCAGCCACCGATTCTCTCTAAAACAGAGGAGGAGGAAGAAAAAGAAATTGAACAAACGATCATTAGTCTTTTTCCTACGGATGACGAACAGGAAAAGTATGGGCTTTTATCAGATGGCTCCGTTAATTTCCGGCCAGGTAACGGAAGTGTTATCGCGCGCGGAGCACTCATTCGCAATGAGTTTGATAATGCCGCAGCAGCTCAAGAGATACGTAACTTCCTTATTGGAGTTGATCTTGAAATTGAAAGAATGAACAGTAATTTACTGGACGATAAAGACCCTGCTCTTGATGAACTGTTTAAATACTATGAAAAGTGTAGCGATTATGCAGATGCACTAGAAGATGCCTTAGCAGTTGTAAAGGAAAGGATAAAAAAGCATGAGTTCGGCTTCCATAACTAATTTTCACGCAATCTTCTACTACCAAGTGCTTGTTCCCCTTCGTGAGTATAGAGATGAAAATGGTACAATTCTCAACTCACCCATTGAACTTCCTACTAATTCACAAGTAGCTTGGGAACGAGTTGACAGGACTGGACTACACTTCGAGCGTCATAAGCGTTTAGAAGATCGTGGTCGGGTCATTATCATGAAAAAAGATGGTGATTGGGTCATGGTGCTTCGTGCCGATAACACTGGTAAGAAAGTTACTATCTATCGTAAAGCACTTCGTTACCTTTTCAAAAAAGAGTACATGGAGGCACAGCGTCAGATAACTGATCTTCTCAGTAAATTCTGTGAAGTGATCGTTGAGGGTGGCTACGATGATGAGGCAGTTGATCTTGAGGATAATTTCAATTATGAAAACGCATTGGGGATAAGAAATTTTTTTCAGCCAGGATCACAAGGTCGAGCCAATTCTGGTCAAGGGCTATACGTGGATTCATCCATAATAACATTCTAACGAGATAACCATTTGGGCGGAGGTTGGGAGTTTACAAACCAGAAAACTGTCGTAGTTGGAACACACCGTCGAAAGTGAATTTGTAAACCGTGGTTATACCAGACAGTTGGAGATGACAGGAGGCCGTCAAATGTCATCTCCAATACAAAGGAGAAAATTATGAAAAGTGACGAGATACTAGAGCAGGTAATTCTGCATCTTGATGCAAGTGGAATTGGCAAGATAAATCAGTTTGATGAACGGTATCATAAAGGGTTATATCTAGGTGACGCAGACTTACTATCCTACGTATACCAAGTGCTGACATCTCCGTGGGAAGAGCGAGAAGATAACACGATCCCCCTAGATCATCCAGAAAACTGGTGGCTCCCACGGAACAGATTGGAAGAAGTATATCAAAAAGGAAGCTTCAATCACAGGTATCCTTTTGATGATATATACCACTGGACAGATTATAGAAGGCTGACATACCGAATTGATGAACTCTCTATTACTGATTTGAAACTTGCTATCAATGATTTAAAGCTCGGAATGTTCTGCTGGGGACAGCGAGCGAAACTGAACTCTCTTGAGCGAGTTTTAAAAAAGCGGGTAGCAGCTTATGCCCAATAACGGATTTAATAATTGGAGGGCGGATATTATCAGTCTTGCGTATGCGGATTCATACATGCCTATAGACTGTCTAGCAGCAGCAGAAAACATCTATTTATGGGTATGGCCGGATGGTTATATTGAGGTAATAGATCAGATGACTACCGAACACCTAGGACTGGCAATAGAGGTACTAGAAAAACATGTAGATAGGCTATTCCAAGACGCAAAAATAGTAACACTAAGGAGGCTATATGAGACAAAGAGTAAGGAGTGAGGCTTGGTGGTGGGTTGCTCCTACCTACTACTGGCGACCAGGAGGCCAATTCCTGCACGGTGATAATGCTACTGCTGGCAGAATAGAACACTGGAAAGATAAAAGTTTTGAATTCAAGAGATTTTCTTATACCTTCCTTGATGAATGGATTGATGTAAACGGATATGGTAAAAAGATAAACGATATGAATACTGGAGAGCTTAGGACGGCAATTTCTGATATTAAGAAGGGCTATGGATGCTACGGTCAAAGGGCGAAGATTATATCGCTAGAAAAAGCTCTTGCTAAAAAGCGAAAAGTTGTGAAATAATATGATTACAATTCACCCATTGGCGGGTTCCCAGCCCTGCCAGAAAAACAAAAACTGGATGGAGGTCGTCTCTTCCAAAAATCCCCGCAACGTCCGGCCACCTGACGACGGGGGCTCTAACGAGGAGAGGACAGCCGACGTGAATACAGTGAGGGGTAGAGTTCTGACTGCAAAACGTTTGAGTGATAAATCGCCGCTTATTGTACTATTAGAGTACAAAGGTGGCCCTAATGGAGAAAGGAAGTAGAATGACAAGGCAACAAATCAGTGAACTGCTCATAAAGCACAATATGCCAACACGTCAGGCATTTATTAACGATCTGATGAGGCTCATGGAACAACAACGAAAAGAAGAACGCCATCGCATCTTGGACGGTGTTCTTGGGATAGAAGCACAGAAGGATAAAGAATATGAGGAGGAACTATGACACCTTCTGAACGAATAGAAGCGATGAGAAGCATTATCATTCAGGCTGTCATTGAAGACCAGTCGCTCGATAAATCAGACGTAATGGTTTACCCGCGTGAGGAACAGCGTATCTATACGAAATATGCTGAAAAGGCTGCTGCTCTTCTCTCCTCAGAAGTAGAAAAGGCACGGTTAGAGGGTATGGAGAGCGCAAAGGCACGAGTGTTGCGTCGAACTGAAATACCGTCAGACGCCAGAAATCCAACTCGTGATTGGGTCGTTATTCTCGGCGAAGAAATTGCTGGATTTATAGACCAAGATATTGCCGAGCTTCACCATAACAAAGGAGAAAATAATGAGTAAAAGACAATTTTTATTCAAAAACTCTACTGTCAAAAATCGTATAAAGAACGGGAAACCAGTTTGGTTATGGAAGTGGACACAAGACGCATACCATGTTTTTAAGCAAAAGAAGAAGGAAGGCAAGTTGTGATTAACCAACCAGACAATACACAAGATAGCGACATCAATGTCGGTATGTCTGCCCAAGGACTAGATGAGATATTAGCAGACCTTTACGAATATACTGGAGACAAGGACCAAGCTTTATGGAATAACACACTGCGAGATAAACAACGTGACATCCTCAAGCAGCATGGATGGAAAGAAGGGAAGTGATGAAAACAATAAGAATTGCATTTGATGTTGATGGGACACTTATAAGAAACGATAGTGACGGAGATATGGATGGTGGCATTCCTATTGCAAATGAGCGTATTCGTAGCCTTTTGGTCACGCTTGCAAGCTTCAAGAATGTACACATTATTGTTTGGAGCGGGGGTGGAGAAATTTACGCCAGGCAGGTGGCGACAGCTATCGGTATTAACCAGTATGTAGATGAGTTTGCGAGTAAAAACCTTGTCGGTAAAAATTCAGATGGTAGTTATAACTTTCAACCGAAGATTGAACAACCCCATATTGCTATCGACGATATACATGATTGCGAACTTGGGATAATCAATTTAATCGTGAGGGAGAAATAAGATGAGTGTAACTATTGAAGGCGAAGAAAAGGACGAGGAAGATTTGGAGATAGGAGCATGACAGCCAAGCTATTAACTGGGGAAAAACTACGAGAAGTGTTGTGGCAGATAAAATATGGAGACCCAATTACCCAGAAGGAAAAACGGGGACTTGACCATTATCCATTCGCCTATAAATCATTTTTAGAATTTGAAAAGAAGTGTACCGACCTCATTAACTCCCAGAAGCAAGCAGCAGAATCTTTACTACTTGCAAAGATAACCTTACAGTATGCTGATAGTTTGCTTACCCATGAATCTCTTGGGGCATATTTGAAAGAATTATACGAAAGTATTGATAAAGCAGAAAATACTCTTGAATAAATCGAAGCTTTAGCGTTATAATCGGGCAAAAAGGAGACAAACAATGCCACGCCTTGGGCTACCCGAATTACCACCAGAACTACAGTTATTCGATACTGGGGAGAGAGTTGTTATTAACAATAAACGATATAAAATTTACGTGATGGATCGTGATTGGAGCCAGCGGAAGGATTTTTACAGCCAGAAGGAGCTCAACCGAGTATTCAGGGAGCAATTAAAGCAGATGAGTCCTGACGAACGGTGGGCCGCGATTCTATCAAAGAAGGGAGAAAGAAATGGGAAAAAGGGATAGGGATTACAATATTACGACAACTTCAAATGTTTTTGTCAAGTCAGAAATGGAAAATTAGATGTTCCCAGGTGGCACTACAGCACAGGCAAAGGGTTGCATTTGCCCACCAACGGAAAACGGCTTTGGAAAGAAGCAGGAACGTTATATCATCGCCAAGGAGTGTCCGCTTCATGGATATAAAGGTCGCCACGAATACAGGCTCATATCAAGAGCACAGCTAACAAAAATCATTAAACAACACATTGCATGAAGAAAAAGCTATTGGACAATCAGGTGTCACTTCTCGGAGATATTTATCGAGCAAGTATAAAGTACATCCCCCATGTCCAGTGGCATAAGACAGAAGCAGTGGTGATTGTTCGTATCCCACCAGGAGCCCTAGAGATTGATAGGCAAATATCTTATAACGAGATGAGACGTCTGGCGAAAGAGATAAAAACCTCTGGGAAAAGACGAAAAAAGCATTGACTCAAACTGGTTATGGTGGTACCATAAGTGGTAGCAGAGAGCAAAAAACTCAAAGGTGCAAATTAAAAACTTGGAGGGATAAAATGATTAAATTAACACTTGGTGCTACGCTACCGACAGGTAGAGATTATGAAAACGTAGAGCCAACTGTTGAGATTGAAGCCGAGACATTTGAGGAAGCCCTGACAATGGGTCTTCGTCATCTTGAGGCCGTCGCCAACCGAGTTCAGAAATCACCCCTAAGAGTCCATCCCGCAAGCCAAGCGAATTTAGAGCGGCTTATTGACGTGGATGGAGAGGTGGTTCTTTTTGACAGAGAGCGGCATTCTTATCAAGATTCACAAGGAAATCGACTTTTATCTGGTTCGACATTTTCTCACAAGTTTGTCAAGGAATTTCCCAAGGAACAAGTTTCTAAAGTTATTGCTAAGAAACACGCTGTTCCGGTGGATGAAATCCTGGCAATGTGGGCAACCAACGCCGAAGCCAGTACAAGTCTGGGTACTGCAATTCATGCTGCCCTAGAACTGTACGGAAAATACCGAGATATTGCGAAGATTACTAAAGGAGATAGTAGCGCAGCTATTCATAAAAACCCCTTCCTCGATTTAGTTGTAACAAAGTTCTACGAAAATCGTCAGGAAGAGTTTGCTGAATATGAACTATTTGTTACCTACAGCGGGCTTTGTGGTTTCATTGACCGTTTACTTGTGCTTGATGAGAAAAAGAAGATTGCACGCGTGCAGGATTACAAGACAAACCCCGATATTGCCAAGCCGGAAACTATCCTCCCACCATTTGCGGGACTGATAGATAACACCACGCTTGGAGCATATTGGCTACAGTTGAGTTTCTACGCGTACATCTTACAGCGGAAGGGGTGGACAATAGAAGGTTTAGACATCTTCAACATCGTACCCGTTAACGAAAATGGAAAATTAGATATTAAAATCACTCATTATCAACATGAAGTGATAGATGTTACAGGAGGACTTTAATGCCGATTTACAACATTGCTCGTCCCCACGTGAATAAACCTCGTGTTATTCGTAAGCATACCACCAGCAAAGGGGTAGTCTACGAATACATCGAGAAAAATCCTGGGACGACATCAATCAAGATAGCTGACCACTTTAACGCGCAACGCAAGACCATATGGGTTCATCTCAGTACCTTGCGCCGTGAGGGAAAGATTGAGCGTGGAGAAGAGCGTAAGGACGGAGCTATCTTGTGGTATGTTACCAATACGGCTCCTACACCGGAATTACCATCAGAACGTATCCTGCAATATGTTTCCGATAGAATGGGTGATAACTATACGATGAATGACATGGCACGGGACCTTGACATCCCGCTTGGTTCTATCCATCATCATATCAATCAGCTCATTAAG